GACTGGTCATAGTCATTGTGTTCTCTTCTATCAGTTTGATAATGCGTTGGCGTTCACGCAAAACTCCAAGTTCAATAAAGTTGTCAATGTCTTTTTGCCTCATTTGTTATCTCCCTTGATAAAAGCAATAATGTCTTCGGAACGAAAATGGTCTCGGTACATAAACACACCGTCTTCCAACTCAATTTCCGAGCGGTTCTCTTTAACCCACTTTACAATTCGTTCCCGTTCTTCAGCAACTCCAACTTCACAGCCCATAGTGAACACAGCATCCATAGCATCACTTGTTGCTTGTAGCAGTTTCTTTTGATTAGCCAAAGCATTATTAGTTGCTTTAGCAAGTGGGCTCTTTAGTTCTTCTTCTTCTGGCATTACTCAACCACAGCAAATAAATCAGCCACATTCATAAGGATGTATGACTTACCGTCATACTCAACCTTTGTGCCTGAGTACTGCGAGAAGATAACTCTGTCTCCAACAGATACACCAATAGGGTTTAGTTCACCATTAGAGTTTCGCTTTCCCTCACCGACAGCAATCACTACTGCTTCTTGTGGTGGGTTCTGGGCACTGTCTGGAATAATCAATCCACCAGCAGTTGTCTCTTGTGCTTTGACTTGTTCAATTAGTACTCGGTCAAATAGGGGTCTGATAATTGTCATTAGAAAAGGCTTCCGTTCTTCTTGTTGATTTCGTGTTCAAGGCGACCCTTGATAATTGGTAGGTATTCATCTGTCATTTCAATACCAATAAACTTTACATCCTTACGGATAGCAGCCTTACCAGTACTTCCACTCCCAGTAAATGGGTCAAGCACAACTCCACCAACAGGACACACAAGTGCTACAAGGTATTCCATTAGGGATGTCGGCTTCACCGTTGGGTGGAAATTAGTTTGTGGTTTAGTGGAGAACTTGTCCTCTACTGAACCCGGTGCTTTACCAGCACTATCTTCCGATGTTCCGTTGTAGACCTTACCCTTTTCAATAAGACCGTCGAGACCTTCGTTTCTGTCTTTCTTATTTGCCTTAGCAACATAGAAGAATCTAGATGCTCCACCAGAGTCTCCCATTTGGCGTTGACCACCAGGGGTCTCTTGACCAGAAGCAAACGAAGTATTTACTGCTTGACCACGCTTAGCAGGGAAAGTACCACCAGGTCTATTTCCACTTTGCTCATCTAGTTCCTTTACAGGACAGCCTTCTACACATTCATATAGGACCGTCGACACTTTCTGTTCTGAACTTTCGTATTCAGGGCGTTCTTTCTGACCGAAGCCAGTCCACTCCTCAGTCTTGTTTATCGCATAAGACTCTTCTACTACGCCGATTTCTACGCAGTCTTCGCCGTGCGTGAAGATTAGGTTTGCTGGAAAGCGACCAGTTACAGTCTTTTCATAACTCTTACCAGATGGCACCCAGCCATCATCCATAAAGTTAGAGCCAAAGCCATTCTCGGTAATGGTGTCCGTACGCTCTTCATTCCCAACTCTAGAGCCGTCAATGTTGATACCACCAGTTCCCCACTTCAAAACATTGAGCGATACATTTTTCTCTGAGAGTGGCTTGCGACCAACGATAATTGGCTCAAGTGCTGGCTTTAGAGCAGTGCCCCAGCCCTCCCATTGCTTGGCAGCGTCGGTGCTTGGTGCGGTGATGAAATCTGTTTTGCCGACAGTTCCACTCTCATAAAGAGTGTTTTCCTTAGTGGCGTTCTCTCGACTGTTTGGATTGCGACCGAGTACTTCACGCTCAGCCCCAGCCATCTTGTCTAGTGCCTTACTGATGTCGAGCGACTTAGGAAAGCCAGAACCATAAATCCAAGAGATGCTATCTCTAATCTCAAAGCCAGCCATTCTTACGCTAAGCCCCATAAGGTCTTGTGTGCGTGTGCCAGCGAATACCAAGATGTGTCCACCTGGCTTTAGCACTCTAAAACATTCATCCCACACAGCAGGTGGTGGTACGAAAGCATCCCACTGCTTACCCATAAAACCTTTACCAGCAGGGATATGTTCTCTATCTCCCTCAATCCACATCTTTAGAGCAGACAGGATGTAGTCAGGGTCAGCATTACCTAAACCATAAGGGGGGTCAGTGACAATCGCATCAATAGAGTTGTCAGGTAAGTTCTTCAGTTCATCAAGGCAGTTTCCGTGGTACACGACTGCTTCATTGGTGTCTAGGTATTTAGCCATTCTTTTTATCTCTTTCATCAAGTTCTTCTAATATCAATTTCAATCCCTCAATAAATCCCTGAGACCGTTCATCCAAATTCAAACTCTTGATTTGAGTAGCACCCTTTATCAAAGCACGAATGTCTTCTCTTTCATCAGCAGCCCCCAGTTCTTTCCAAGACACAGCCATAAGTTCGTAGTCTTCTTTATCAACAGTAACTATAGGAGCGTCGATGATTTCAGGTTCTACTTCTTTAGAGAAAATCTTCCCCAAGGTATTAGAAAAAGCAAGGGACTTGTCTCCAAGGCTTGCTTTGAACTTTTCAACAAAACTATCTTCGTGCATTTCTCTTTATCTTTCTGTCTATAGATTTCTGAGTTGGGGCAACATATCTATTTATATAGATTATACCAACCAAGTTTATCGAAACGAAGATAAAAAGGTACGCAAGAAACACCCAGCCAATTTCGTTCATATTCACCCGTCTTTTAGAAAGTTATATAATAATGTATCGTTTTTTGGACATTCAGGTAGTATAAACCTAAACACAAATTTATACGCCGTTCAAGTGCGTAGGCTCTTTAAAGGATGTAAGTGATGCCAGAGGATACCGCCACCCACCAATATACGGGTCAGTGTAGTAGTCATTGTTGATAACCGTGTCAGCCATAACCCAGCCGTGAATCTCTACTTCGGTGAAGTATTCGGTGTCTGTTACTTTACAGCCAACGATTGCCTTACCAGCGTCTTTTCTCCAAATCGGAACTTCGTCATAAGTTCTCACGGTTCTTACTTCCATATTGCCACCAACATCTGGCAGATGCTTTCTGTGTGGATGGAGTTCGTTTGGGTACCAAGGCAAGTTATATACAGTGTTAGTTGCCTTAGCGACAGCCCACTCAGCAACGATGGTTCTAATGCTTGCTAAGAGTTCGTGCTCTAAGCGACCATCTTTCTTGCCATCAGCATAGTTAGGGCGGTCTTCACTGCCGAATTTCATAAGCCAACGATTTACAGCAAGGTCTGTACACATCCGTAATTCGTCTTTTGTAATTTGTATTTTGAACATTTCTACACCTTATCACTTAGATAGAGAAAACCCCACTTTCAGAGAGGTAGAAAGTGGGGCTTCGAGCGTGTAGTAGGAATCGAACCTACGCTACCAGTTTGGAAAACTGGAGTTCTACCATTGAACTACACACGCGGATATCACTCCACATTGCTTTCACCTAATGAGGCTCCAGCGTGGAGTGATGGTGAGTAGGTGGATTGCGTTTTACCACCAGTGCCAATTCAGTTCGGTTCTTAGCCCGCTTTTCAGCACACCTATCGTTTGTCCGCTAAGACGACACGCTAGTGTCCGATAGTGCCTTACTCCCCCATCTGAAGATTGGAGTTGTTCAGCCATACTCCAGAGCAACCGTCGCCACTCTGTTTGTGGATTGCTAGGACTTGAACCTAGTGTCTGCCAACCAGACAACCCGACCGTATAATAAAATTACAAAACTACAAACCCAATCGTGAATTGGTCTCACTGCTCGCCGTACCGTTGTCTACTAGGGTATTGACTATTTGGATTACCAAGGCAATCTTTTCATCTCACGGGTTCGTTACTAGGAGGGGTTGCTAGGGAGTGCCTAACTCCTCGCACTTTGCAGTTTTGATATTTTGATAGTACAGACAAAAAATACATTTGTCAATACAACACACCAAAAAAAGTTTGGCAGACCTAGTACTGACTTCCACCAAGTTTGGACCTTGGCTTCAGAGGTTCCCACTCTTGCGAGTCGTCTCAAGTTTTCACTCTGCTGGTTGGTCTTGTGGACTCAGCAGTAAAGAGCCTTTTGTTTATTTAGTTTACGATAGTCTCTGCTAGGTCAGGACATCTAGTCACAACTGATAGAGAAGCAAAGTACTGAGCAAAGTCCGAATCAACTGCCATTGTTGTCTTAAAGTCTTCAATCACGGTCTCATATGAAACTCTTTGACTTGCTCTCCAACAGATGTCGATAGACTGTACAACCAAGACCTCGTCAATAAAGTTCTTACTTGCATCAGGAAACTCTGCCCTAACTAATTCCACAAAAGCCTCTGCTCTTACTTGCTGAACATTAGACTGTGGCTCATTTGACCCAGTGTTGTTAGACATTAAAGCCTGTACTCCAAACCAACCAATAGACATTCCCAATAATCCTAGGACTATATTTAACGGCTTGATTCTTTTCATTAGTTCTTAGCCTTTCTAAGAGCAAGAACAGCGATTGCGATTAGTCCGAAGGCAAAGCCAGCGACAGCAGACCATACAGGGCTGAATCCTTTTTTCTCTCCGATGTTGTAGCCCCACCATGCTAGTAGCCCATAGATAATAGGTAGCAAGATAAAGTCTATGATTTGTTCCATTATGTATTTCTTTCTGCCTCTCGGCGTTCTTTGTAGCATTTATGGTACCAGTGGACTGCGAGGAATCGCACCTCGGAAACTCTCTACGGAGTACCTCTAACTACTATATTCACAATGGTCAAGTAGCACAGCCCTACAAAGCGTATAGGTGTTGGTCACCCACGCTCTGAGTTTCATGGCATCACGCCGCAACTTCAACAGGCCGAAACTACCATCCTGGCTACCTCTACCTAAACTGATACCATCCAGTCGGTGTCGGGTTGTGTGGAGATGAGGGGAATCGAACCCCTGTCCTGAAAGGTTTATATGTTCTTCTACACGCTTAGGCTTACCAGCCACGGTACTGCGTTGGGTCGGATATTTTCAAGCCTCTTCACCCGCGGGCCTTTGGTTGTCCTCTTTATTTAAAACCTAGATGCCCAGCGAGAACTACTGCTTTTCTAGGGGCAAATGCGAACCTAATCTAACTAAAGATTAAGCAGCAAGAGCGAATGCGGAACGAGATTCAGCATTTATTGTTTTAGCGGATTCAAGAGAGACCGCTATCTCTGCGTGCTTCACCATACTAAAGTCTCCCAGTCGAAACCAGGCATCCCCTTGGTGTTGCTTCACTATTTAGTTATATGAATAGGGTATCACACTTAGTTAGTTTTTACAACTAAGCGACGCTTTTCTTTGTCCCAAACCTTTGGGCGTTTTTTAGACGCTTTACCATTTGTGCGGTTGTCATTACGAGCACCTTTTGACTTTGCCATACTTACTCCTATGCTATTGGTTTGCTTATAGATACTATCACAACTTGTTCGCCGTGGGCTTATTGTATTAATTTGCTATCTAATAGAACTTGTGCCTATAATCAGGTATAAAGGTTCTTGACCAAATGACAAATACCAAAGGATAGATAATGAAGAACAACGAACTAACAGAGGCTTACGCTCCACGCCTACTTGAATTGCTACCACTAGCAAGACAGGCTTACGGCTCTCGTAGCACTAAGTCCCCCCAGCACGACGCTAGTCGTGAATATACTCGTCTACTTGTTGAGTACTACAACAAGGGTGGTTCGCTAATCGCAATCGCTCAGGCTGTTGGAGTTACTTACGCTGGCGTTCGTCGTCGTGTAACTACTTCAGATGTGGCACCGTCAACCAAGCGTAATCGTAGCAAGGCTACACCAGAGCAGTTGGCTGAAGCAGTACAGAAAATTCTTATTGCTAAAGAGCAGAGCGTCGAGGCATATCACGAAGCACTTCGTGCCGAGTATGAAGACAATGGAGTTTCACTAACCAAGATTGCTAAGGCAATGGGCTTGAGTTCTTCCAATCCTTTGTACTACGGAGTAGCCAGAACTAAAATCAAAAAGTCTGAATAGTCTTTAAAGTGAAAACCCCCCGGCGTTAAAACGGGGGGTTTCCTATTTAGTTATGCAACTTGGTCGTACTCCTAGTTGTAAGGAGATACTAGCACAGATTACTCAGCAGATTTGTTCTTCTTTGTTTCTGCCAAAGCAGCCTCTGCTGAACTAGCAAAAGCGACATTGATTTCGTCTTGGTCTAGTTTTCCGTCTACTACATAAGCACGAGCCAAAGACTCAGCGACTTCCATAATTCCAACGAAAGCAGCGATTAGTGCTGACTGCCAGATTTCAACGCCACCGATAGTACCAGCAGCAAGAACGGCACTGACTTTTAGGATTACAAGAGCAATTGTTCTTTTGATGATGATTGATGCGATTTTCAAGATTTCTCCCTAGGATAGATGTGAATAATTCACCCCTCTCCCAAGGTCTACTTCTATTTTACTACTTTTGTTGTAGGGCTATTTCTTCAATAGTGAGCCCAGAGATTTTCATATCTCTTTTCATATGCTTTCTTTGGCCATCGGTAGTGCCACCCCAAATACCAATTTCACCATTTTTGAAAGCGTAAACTAGGCAGTCCACCCTATACACGCAAGTCGAGCAGATTTTTTTGGCCCCTCTTTCGTCGTAATAACTGGCAAGTTTGTTGCCCTCAACATCTTGGGGGAAGAACAACTCAGGGTCAATTTCAGAACAAATTGGCATCCCCTTTTCTTCAGATAGAAACGGAAGAACAAACGGGGAAGAATCTGGTGTTGACACAGAGAGTCTCTTTCTTTAGTTATCCCCTACTAGAACTGAAGCCAGAGCCTTTGAACTGAATAGGGGGAGCGGTGAATACTCTCTTGAGATTACCACCACAACCCTTAGCAGCACAAGTCAATTCTTTTTCTTCCTCAGTGATTGACCTTTCTTCAGAGCGTTCTAATTTACACTCTGGACAGACATACTGATATGTAGGCATTAAATTAACTCACTCAACTTATCTAATCTAAAACCAGACCAACTGTCATTGCCAGCAACAACTACTGGTGCTGACTTATATCCCTTCTCTTCAATAAGAGAAAATACTTCAGGGCTGTCAGAAATCATTTTAGATTCAAACACCACACCTTTTACAGTTAGGAATCTTTTAGTCTGCTCACACGCTTGGCAGTTTGGGTTGCTGTATACGGTTACCATTACTTCTGGTTCTCCACAATCAACTTGATTTCACAAGCGTCAGTTGTACAGTATGCCTCGCCAATTCCATCTAGACCTAGACCAGCGTAGATACCAGCAAAGTCAATAGGGAACAACTTAGTCGCTGCTTCCTCGTATTCTTCTTTAGTAATCTGCGTGTACGGCATTTGCTTGTATGTGAAGTTTCCAGACGGCAAGAACGAAACAGTCTTTAGACTTCCGTCATACATGTGGAGAACTTTTTCAATGTCGTTTGACTCTGTGTCAGGGTTGAACGAGATAGTTACAGATACAGAGTTATCTGACCAATAACGCTGAGCAGTGGCAGCCAAGTTCATCTTCTCGTAAATGCTTACATCTTTCTCAGCACGCTTAGCACTTGCTTTGATTGGGAAGTAGACAACAGAAGTGTGCTCTGGGTTTTCAGATGCTGGCTCAACTGTGTAGTTAGCCATCTTGAATAGAGCCAACTGCGGGTCATCGTTTCCGAAACGAATAGCACGCATAAAGTATTCGCCACCTGGAGACCAGTGAGCACCTGGAGATTCTCCAGCCAAGATAGATACAGTACCTGACGGCTTGACAGTTGTGGTCTTGATTGACTCACGAACACCTAGCCACTCAGAATAAACAGAGTCATACTTCTTGACTACGGCATAACCTTCATCCATCCAAGTACGAAGAACAGGTAGTCCCTTGTTGTCAGCAAAGTTAGCGATACCAGACATAGAAGTTCCGATACGACGGTTTCTCTGCATGATTGCGTTTGTCTCTTCCCAGTGGGTAGGTAGAAGAGTTACAGTCTTGGCGTAAAGGTAAGCAAACTTTAGAGTTCTCTTGAAGTCTTCTACATCAGCGTGACGGTTTAGGTAAGTCTCAACAAGAGTACACATCTCGTATGATTCAAGGCTCTGCTCAGCACAAGGGTTGTAGCCAGCAATACGCCAGTCCTTGTTGTTGATTGGGTCAGCCAAGCGACCATACTGCTTAGACATATCTTCCCAAATAACTCCAGGCTCTCCGTTGCGAACAATGCCATCAATAATCTTTGAGAAGTCAGTGCCCACATTTACCATTACAGAGTTGTTTGACATCCAACCCCAGCCAGGCTCTTCTGAATCATAAGAGTTGCGAGCAGGGAAGGCTTCAGCGTTTTTTAGGTTTAGGAAGTTGTCATCGTCAATGCGACCGATGAGAAGTTCAGCAGAACGGCGAACATTTCCAGAAACAACACAACGACCAATAAGGTTTCCAATATCAGCGATGTCCACTGTGTTTAGGAGTTCACCAGCACGACCATTGAAGATTTTACGAATAGCGTCGTGTAAATCAATAAGTGGCTTAGGTCCAGAAGCAGTTCCACCAAAGGTAGCAATAGGAGCACCGTATGGGCGAATCTCGCTGTAGTCAAACTCTAGGCTTGCTTGCTCTGGCTTTAGGTATGAGTTGATTAGAGCAACTGTTGCTTCCTGCCAACCCTCACGAGTGTCAGGAATGACATAAGTCTGAGCATCACCAGGAGTGTGGATTTCAAAACCCTTGTCCGCACCCTTGTCATCAAACCCAACACCAACACCAAGCATCGATGCTTCCATCAGGAATGCGAATGGCTTGGCTGGATTGTTCTTAGTCATTTCGTTAGTAGAAACGAAAGCACAGTTTTGTAGTGAAGCAGAGTTTTTCTGGCGGTTTACAAGGTCAGTACCCATTTGAGACAGACCACGGCCCGGTGGAGACCACTTGAGGTCAAACAAACGGTCAAAGAATTCTTTAGCAGAAGCAGCAGCCTTAGCATCTGACCACGGCAAACGCTGTTGCTTTGCGTAGTCCTTTTGTAGAGAGTAAGTACCGTTAGTTACACGCTCACAGACTTCAGCCCAAGTCTCCTTGGTGCCGTCTTCTTTCTTACGGCTATAAGTTCTTAGGAAAGTAATCTCACCGACAGAGTTGCCAGCAGCGTCTTTGAAACCAAAAGGCGACTCTTTCTCTTTATAACCGTTAACAAATTCTTTGTTGAGTTCGAATGAAAAAATAGACAATGTAATCACCTTTATGTAGTTGGGAAGAGATATTAGTATAAGGGTGATTTAGGAGTATTACTCTGACGAAGCAAATAGTGCGTCTAAAATTTCTTTACAATCTGGACAAACCCTTAGTTTTTCGGGGTCTCTGAACGGTATGAAAACCTTGCCACATAAGGCTATTACGGGAGTTCCCATAATGTACCCCTCAGTGACCTTTGCTTTTTCGGCATAATGTGCAAAGTGTTCTGAATCATCCGTGTCGGTGTTTTGGGTGTCAGGTCTTTCTAATAAATCAAGCATAGTTTATTTTATCCTATACTTCTCTTATGGACACAAAAATAGAAGTACCCGACTATGTAATAACAAATGAAGACCGCTGCGATGCTTGTGGAGCACAAGCATATGTACATGTCACTATGGAGTCTGGCGAACTACTATTTTGTCTCCACCATTGGACCGAAAATAAAGATGCCCTAGAGGTATCGGCAACTGAAGTCATAGACGAAACTGCCAAACTTTTACTTCGCTAACCAATAATAAAGCCAAATACGCCAACTAAACACTGGTTGATTTGGTCTTGCCCCAAAGTCATAAGGGTAGTTTTATTGTAAAATAATAGGGACTATATCCTTACTCCCGAACGGTTTTCCTATGACTTGTGGAATTGCTGGACTTTACAATATCACCTGCCAGCAAGGTGCTACTTTTCAGCGTCAACTTACTTGGACTGACCCAGCGAGAGATGCCTACAACTTGACTGGCTACACTGCCCGTATGCAAGTAAGGTCAAATGTCACTTCCAACACCATAATTGCGACTTTATCTACGACTGCTGGCAATACTGGAACTATTACTTTAGGTGGAACCGCAGGGACAGTAGATTTACTTATCTCCGCCACTAACACAGCGGCCCTAACCGCAGGTCAATATGTTTACGACCTAGAGTTGGTGTCTGGCGGTGGAGTTGTAACTAGATTACTTGAAGGAAACTTCAAAGTAACTGCCGAGGTGACTCGCTAGTGGCAATTGAAATCAACGACGAAAGAAACTTAGTAAAGGTAAATCCGCTTGACGCTAATAAAGTAGTCATTCAAGAGGTAAACACTCAAGTAAAAATAGCAGGATTTGGACCTCAAGGAGCCACAGGTCCCACAGGGGCACAAGGCGAACCGGGTGTTTCTGGAATTCCAGTAGGTGGAACCCAAGGACAAGTTCTAGTCAAATCAAGTAACACAAACTACGCCACAACTTGGGCTAACACCGTATCTAGCGTTATCGGCGGAACTGGTCTTACTGGTGGCACAATCACAACAACTGGAACTTTAGCCGTAGATAGTGCCGTAATTCCTTACCTAACCGCATCACAAACATTTACTGGCACCCAAACAATGGTTGCTGGCACAGCAAATACCGCAACTCTTATAGTAAAAGGTGCTGGCGGGGCAGCAAATGTCCTAGAAATAGTTTCAACTGCCAATGTTGTTGTGGCTGGATTCAGCCAATCTGGTGTTCTAACCGCCAACAGCATTACAAGTAATTCCTTAGCACTCAATAAACAAGCGACTTCTCCAGCATCTCCAGGTGCAAATACCGCAGTTCAGTTCGTAAAAGACGGAACAAATGCTGGAACCCTAAAGATTGCTATCAAAGCAGGAATTGACGGAGCAGAGATTACTTTAGTAGACAATATCCCGACAACATCAGGCGAAGACACCTCCACCCTTGGCGTAGCCAAAATAGAAGGTGGCTCCGCGTGATAAACTTTTATATAGACTTTCTCCCAAAAAACCTGACAAAAAAGGAACAAAATGCCAGTTCAAACTAAAATTCAAGTCCGTAGAGATACGGCTGCCAACTGGACATCTACCAACCCGACGCTAGCCGCTGGTGAGATTGGTTTTGAAACAGACACGGGTAAATTCAAAATTGGTACGGGTTCCCTTGCTTGGAACAGTGCTTCACTAAAGTACTCACAAGACGCTTCTCTTTTGTCAGGTGCTGCTAGCATCGCAAGCCTCACAACTTCTGGAAATGTCACCGTTGGTGGAAACCTGACCGTAAATGGTACAACTACTTCCCTGAACTCTTCCACTCTTCAAATAGATGACAAAAACATTGAACTTGGTTCTGTAGCGTCAATTGTTGGAGCAACAGTCACTGGTGAGGCTTCAGTTGCAAATGTGGGAGTGACTTCCACCACTGGATTAATTGTCGGTATGTCGGTAACAAAAACCGCTGGAACACTCACTTACAGCACGGGAGTTATCTCTGCTATTGTTAGCAATACTGAAATAACCATAAACCCAGCACCGGGCGGTTCTGGTCCAGGTTCAATGACAGTGACTTTCGGTGGACCAGACAACATCACCGCAGACGGTGCTGGTATTACAGTTTTAGGTACTACAAATAAAACTCTTCAATGGGCTAACGCAACTGGTGCTTGGACATCAAACCAAGACTTCAACCTTGATTCTGGCAAAGTTTATGAAATCAACGGAACAACCGTTCTTTCATCTACTCAGGTACTTGGGCAGTCTATTGCCACCGCAAACGGTGCCTCAACAATTGTTTCTAGAGACGCATCTGGAAACTTCGCTGCTGGAACAATCACCGCATCTCTAACTGGTACAGCATCTCTTGCTACCAACATTTCTGCTGGAACTGCTGGACAACTTCTTTACCAATCTGGTGCCAACGCCACAGCGAAACTAGCCGTAACCGCAACTAACAACCAAGTTCTTTCCTACAACACCGCAACTAACGCCCCTCAGTGGACAGCAATTACTGGTACTGGCAATGTTGTTTACAGCACAAGCCCTGTACTTACTACTCCAAACATCGGTACTCCGTCTTTCGCTAACCTTACAAGTGCCACTGGTCTTCCAGTTTCAACTGGTATCTCTGGTCTAGGAACTGGAGTTGCTGCTGCTCTTGCCAATAACACTGGTTCCGCTGGTGCTGTAGTTGTGAATGGCGGGGCACTTGGTACTCCATCTTCTGGAACACTTACCAACGCAACTGGACTTCCAGTTGCCAACCTTGCTAACCTAGGCACAAATGTTGCTACTTTCCTGACAACTCCAACAAGTGCTAACTTCCTAACAACCGTAACTGGTGCTACTGGTAACGGTGGTGGAGTTGTATTTGCTAACAACGCAACTCTTGTTGCCCCAACTCTAGGTGTCGCTTCAGCAACAAGCCTCAACAAAGTAACAGTAACCGCACCTGCAACCGCAGCAACTCTCTCTCTTGCTGATGGTTCAACTCTTGCTACAAGCGGTGCTTTCAGCGTTACTCTTACTGGAACAGCCACCACAAATGTGACTCTTCCAACTTCTGGAACTCTTGCTACTCAGACATTTGTTGGTTCGGCTACAGTTGCTCAGGCTAACAACCTAACTGGAACTACTCCAAACCTTATCCCTTACCAGTCAGCATCGAACACTACTACTTTCCTAGCAGCACCTGCTGGAAACAACTATGTTCTTACCGCAAACACAACTGGAGCACCTTTCTGGGCAGCGGCAGCAACAACAGGCGTAACAAATGTTTCCGCTGGAACAGGTATGTCGTTCACTGCGATTACCAGTACTGGTTCAGTATCAATTGACACCACCGTTGTTCCTCGCTTTGCTAGCACAGGTACATTTACTGCTACTCAGACTTTCCAAAACGCATCAAATGCTTCCGCTGGTCTAATCGTGAAGAACCACGCAACTCAGCAAGCAAATGTGTTTGAGATTCAGTACGGTGGAAACACCACGCCAATGGTATCTGTCAGCAACACTGGTACACTATTTGCAGTTACAATTGATGGTGGCTCAGCCTAATAAGTCCTAAGGATATAAAATGACAGTCGACTTCGCATCCCTGCTACCAATCGAGGAACGCAGAGAAGTACTAACTAAGCGTATTCAGCAACTTGCCGCTGAGGGGTACCAACATCACATTAATCGTCTTGCTGCCCAACGCAATAACAAGCCAGAACTTGTTACTGAAGCAGATGTTGCTATGAAAGAGTTGGCTACTGTCATTGAAACCTACCAGCAAGAACTGAACTCACTACCTCCAGTAAAGGGGTAGTAAATGCCTGTATCTACTAAACTTCAAGTCCGTAGAGACACCGCAGCAAACTGGACTTCCACTAACCCAACTCTTGCCTCAGGCGAGATTGGCTTCGAGACTGACACACTAAAGTTCAAAGTCGGCAATGGTTCAACTGCGTGGACTTCACTTAAGTATTCGCAAGATGCGTCACTTCTAAATGGGAATGCCAGCATCACTACTCTCACAACCACAGGCGACATAAACACTGCTGGAAAACTAAATGTCACCGCATCTGCTGGCGACGAGGGCGGGGAAATTTTCCTTGCCAAGCCAGTAACTAATACAAGCATCAACACTGGCGTAACTATTGATGTCTACCAAGATAGACTTCGTTTCTTTGAGCAAGGCGGAAGTGCTAGAGGCTACTACATCGACATTACTGGCGGTGGAGCAGGTGTGAGCACCAACCTAGTTGGAGGTGGCTCTGCTTTTAACGGTGGAACAATCACCAATGCTTTGGTTGTGTCAAACACTAGCGGTGTAAACACAAGCGGTACATACACATCTACCATTGCTACGGGCACCGCACCGTTCACTGTGTCTTCAACAACACAGGTTGCTAACCTAAATGTTGCTACATCTGGCTCAGTAAACGCTACAGTCACAGGAACTAACTCCGCCAACCTTGTTTACGGAAGCATGGGTGACAATGACCAGTTCCGCATTCAAATTGGTGCTACTGCCACAAACGCAGGATTTGTGGAAATCGCAACCGCAGATGACGGCACCGAACCAATCCATGTGAGACAGTACACTGGCGTATTCACAACACTGGCCAGAACCGCAACATTGCTCGATGGTTCTGGAAACACTACTTTCCCAGGAACAGTTTCTGGAACTAGATTTATTTCAAATGTGGCTACTGGCACAGCACCATTCACAGTCACATCTACAACTCAAGTAGCAAACCTGAATGTCGCTGTCTCTGGACTAGCAGTGAATCTTATTGGTGGCACTGCTAACAAGGGTGAGATTGTCTATCAGTCTGGCGTAAACACAACTGCCGAGTTGACCGCACCTACTACAAATATGTCGGCTTTGCTCTACAACACAAGCACTAACGCACCATATTGGTCTGCCCCACTAGAAGCATTGACATCTCTTCGAGGCTACACTTTTACAGCATCAGCAGGTGCATTTACTGCACTGACTAATACAAGTAGCCACCATCAAGAATTTTCTGGGACCTCAGGCCAAACAATAGGTCTACCAAATACAGCAACACTTGCACTCGGTACAACTTTCTATATATCTGCCCGAACCCTAGGAACAGTAACAGTAAATACTTTTGGCAATGTTGCCACGGCATTAACAATGCCAGGCGGAACAGACTCAGGTGCCATCTTTACTTGCGTAAACACAGCGTCAAACTCACTTGCAGGTTGGGATGTCGGATTTACAAAATTTAGTACTAGAACTGGAACTGGTGCTGTTGTACTAAATAACACACCAACTTTTGTGTCCCCTGTACTTGGTGCTGCTACTGGAACAAGCCTAAATGTTACTGGTCAGTTAATCTCTACCCAAGCAACAGGCACTGCTCCATTTGTAGTTTCTTCGACAACTCAAGTAGCAAACCTAAACGCAGCAACTGCTAGCATTTCGGTAAATATAAGTGCTGGCTCCGCTGGCACATTGCCATATCAATCAGGGGCAAGCACCACTTCTATGTTGGCTAGAACAGCCACAAATAACTCAACTCTTGCTTTTAACTCAAGCACTAACGCACCGTTCTGGATTCAGCCAACTCTGAGCAACACCTACTACGCAGCAACTACTTCTGCTCAAATAGCAGGTGTAGTTTCAGATGAAACTGGTTCTGGTGCTCTTGTATTTGGAACTACTCCAACTATTACTCCAGCAAACGCAGTAGTTGCTACATCTGCAACTCAAGCAGGTTACATTGGTATGCCTCAAAACTCTCAGAGCGGTGCATACACTCTCGCAGCGGGAGATGCTGGAAAGCATATCTATTACACAGTCACTGGTCAGACAGTTACTATTCCAAACAACTCTTCTGTTGCTTTCCAAATTGGAACGGCAATCACATTTATTACTGCCCCGTCTGTATCTCTATCTATTGCTATTACAACAGACACCCTACGCTTAGCAAATACCACAACAACTGGTACAAGAACCCTCGCTGCTAACGGTGTAGCAACAGCAATAAAGGTAACTTCTACTGCTTGGATTATTAGCGGAAACGGTCTTACATAATGGTTGGTGTAGTCCAAGGTCTTTTGGCTTCTTATGTAGCAGCCGCTGCCCCACCACCATCTTTGTTTAGGTGTACAAGTTTTCAGATTTCTATTGGTTGCTGTACCTCGACGCTTTCATGTGGTTCTCTTGGTGCTGGAGTCTCTTGTAGCCCAGAAACTCCTGGAGCGTTTACCCCAGCCAACTGTGAGTAGTATGAGTGTTACAGGAGAAAAATGCTTACTGACCAATCATTAGAATTTACTTACAACGGAACTAGAGGAGTGCCTCTGGTTTGGGTCATAGAGACTCAATGCGTTTATGACCTACCACTCTCAGTGGAGCACGCTGCTATTTTTACTGAAGCAACCGAAGTAGTAGATATCTCAGAAGATTACCCAGAGCACGAAGGCGTAACAGTCCGTTTCATAAAAGACGGTCAAGTTCTAGAAGAACTACAAACCTCCGAATACTTCGGTAGCGTTTTGTTAAGTAGTCCTCAAGTTCTAAGTCTTTTAGATTACCCTTACGGAATGTATGTGTCATCACCTAATGCGTTGTTTATAAACAACGAATTTGTAATCTTAGAAAGAGATACTTCTGGATTGGAGCCGTTCCACGGTGAGCACGGAGCCTAAAAAATCTCGCTGGGAGCAGTACAAAGAAAAAAATGGCGTTACGCCACTCGACCTGCTAAACCCTAAGACTCGTAAGATTGATGAAAGCCACGCGGCTGGTCGTATGGCTATCTGTAAAGAGTGCCCAGAACTTATCAAAGTTGTAGACCAATGTAAGCAATGCGGTTGCTTTATGGAATTCAAAACAAAACTAGAAGCAGCCAAGTGTCCACTTGGTAAGTGGTAATAACCTATTCCTTTGATTTAGGTCTAGGCTCTTGCTCAGGTCGTCTCTCAAAGACAACCCCATCGTGCTTCATTTCACAGCAGCGAGCCAATATCTGGACAACAAAAAAAGCATTACAGACTTTACATCTATAAGGGTCTGGCTCTCTATTTTGTTGTCCCATATACAACAATTATCTCACGCCGGGTGCTAGGCTATCTGTATGACCGATTGGAAACCTTTAGAGCGTTCAAGCACGCCACTTGTTTCGTCAGTAGTTTTAGACGAAATAACTCAAGAACTTATAAAGCCTTTTGACTACGAGTCAGATGGTACCGAGAAGTTCTACCCGTATCTTTTACCCGCAGACCTGCCAAAAGATTTTGGTATCGGAGTTATTGTGGGGGCATCTGGAACAGGAAAATCTACCCTGCTAAAGAGTTTTGGTAGCCCAGTATCGCCAGTTTGGAACGATGGCTCAATAGTATCTAACTTTGCTAATGCTATAGACGCTAATGAAAAACTCTCGGCCGCAGGTCTAATGTCTGTGCCAGAGTGGGTAAAGCCATTTAGTGTTTTATCAAACGGTCAACAATTTAGAGCAAACTTGGCACGCTCACTTCACAACGAAGCAGTGATAGACGAGTTTACTTCTGTGATTGACCGCAATGTTGCTAAGGCTGCTTCAACTGCGATGGCTCGCTATGTCAGAAAAAATAATGTAAAAGGTATAGTTCTTGCTACTTGTCATAGAGATGTACTTGAGTATTTAGAACCAGACTGGATTATTGACACCGACAGAGGCGAGTGGGCTTCGGGAAGGTATCTTCATCGACCAGACTTGGTTCTTGGAATATATCCGTGCTCAAACGAAGTTTGGAAGCACTTTGCTCCACACCACTATCTCTCCGAATCGCTCAACAAATCAGCACACTGCTACTTGGCACTCTGGAACGGGTCAGTAGTAGGTTTTGTAGCGTCTATTGCTTATCCGTCAGGGACTGTGAAGGAAGCATACCGAGAGCACCGCTTGGTAGTTCACCCAGATTTTCAAGGATTTGGAATTGGACCAAGACTTTCAGAAGCAGTTGCTCAACACTATTTAGAAAACGGCAAAAGATATTTCTCTAAGACCAGCCATCCACGCTTAGGCGGGTATAGAGACCAATCGGCATTATGGAAACCAACATCTAAAAATCATAAGCGTCGCACAGACGGTCTAAACTTAGACGGAAAAGCAAGATGGAGTATCGACCCAAACCGCTGGAGTTATTCGCACGAATATGTGGGTATTGACAAAACTATATCTTTATGATAGGCTTGTCATTACCGATAGGAGTAAGCAATGTCTAAAAAGAAACGACAGATTGTAGAGTCAGTAAAACCAAACGCACTTTGGGAAATTACTACCGAGATGCAAATCAATGGTCGCAATGTAAAACCTGGCACAGAACTAAAAATCACTGGCTGGTCTGGTCGCTATGTATTTATAAAATATGTAAAAACTGAAAAAGGCAAAGAGTGGATAGATGTTTGGGGCGGGGCAAGAAAAATGGAATCATTCCGAAGTTGCTCATTAGAGATGATAAAAACAGTTCACTCTAAAAACAAAACAGAAAAGCATTTGGCTCAAGAGTATAAGAAAAAGCGTAAGGCTCAGTTAGCAAAAGGCAAACAAGAGAGCACCGATGGAACCGAATAAAGATTTGGCTTTATTATATACAAGAGTATCTACCCAACTTCAAGCCAGCGACGGCGTGAGCCTAGATGTTCAGACTAGACAACTAGAGCAAGCCGCCAAACTAGCAGGATACGAGAATGTAGAAGTTGTTAGGGAAGAAGGTCGCTCAGGTAAGTCAATTACGGGCAGACCAGCCCTTACAGACGCTTTGAAGCGGTTGGATAGTGGAGAAGCCAAAGCAATATTTGTCACCCGCATAGACCGTTTGGCACGCTCTACGAAGGACTTCTTGAGCATCGTAGACAGGGCTAATGTAAACAATTGGCGTTTGGTAATGCTTGACCTAAACCTAGACACTTCTACTTACCAAGGGCGTTTCGTAGTTACGATTATGTCTGCCTTGGCTGAGATGGAGCGTGGGATTATTTCTGAGCGACAGAAGGATGTCCACAAAGACCGTCGCCAGCGTGGAATTGTTTGGGGAGTTGATATGGGGCCAATGAACAAAACCCCCCAAGAAATCAAAGACCGAATTATCTTTGAACGCTCTCAGGGGGCTTCATTTAAAAAGATTGCTGATGGACTAAACCGAGACTCTATTCCGACTCAGAATCAGAGATTATGGTATCCAACGACTGTAAAGAATCTGATTGACTCAATTCAGCAGGGACTGACTGACTAGCAGTTTCATCGGGATTGCCCTCAATCTGTCCTTGAATTTCCAAAGTATTTAGGAAGTAGCCAGGGAAGTTGTATTCACCAGCGTGAGTGATACGCACCCAAGGAGCAGCCCAAGCATCGTGTCCTAACTTACGCCAGATATCACAGAAAGCATAGTCTTCCGAAAGCAAGATTGATTCAGGCTCTGGAGTGATGTAAGTAGTGAAGTATTCATTAATCTCTTCGCCCATAGGAATTTCTACACTAGGAGAGTTGTTCTTATATTTTTTTACTAAGTCCGACTTAGCCATCTCTTCAAAAACACTACGACGAATGAACATCATTCCAGTACCGACATCACGAACCTTGAACGGCTCGTCTGCCTTGAAAGTTTGAGAGTCCGCCAAGAAATTTACAGCAAAGTTTCCAGAGTAAAGTTCTAGATTTTCTCTACCAGCAAGAGCAGCCTTGCGAACATTGTCCCAGTTGATTGACTTCATTGGGTAGATAGCACCAATCAAATCTTTACCTGAGTTGACCATCTTTAATATGTCTTCAGAAACCCACCCGTGGTCTCCGTCAATAAATAGTAAAGCATCAGCATCACTCTTCATAAACATATGAGCAAGAGTGTTTCTAGCCCTAGTGATTAGGCTTTCATTAGTGATAGACATGATGTTCACACTGTGCCCACCTTGATTTAGCAGACCAGTTAGTTGCGTCAAGCAAGAAACATATACGCTCTTTGAGTTTCCACCATACATAGGTGTGCCAATTACAATTTTCATATTTATCTTTCTGTTAGGAGGACTGGGGTCTTGCGACCCCAGCCCTATCTTGTTACTCTCCCGCAACTAGACATTTTTACTCTACAACATATCTGTAAAAGTAAGTGCTTAGAAACGGTTTGTATTAAATCTGTTTACAACACTCCAGTCAACATCGGTAGATGTCGGCACTGCCTTAGGCAACAGAATCATATTCTGAATCTCTGCCCTAGAACCTTGTCCTACTATATCAAGACCACGGTCAGAGAGTTTACGCTGGAACGCAATCTGTGTCATAGCACGCTCACCACGGTCTTCGGACCACATACGGTAGACAGAGTAAAGGTTCTTCACGGCCAAGGAACCGCCATTAGATTCTTTAGTCTCTTCTTCCAAGAACATACCAATACGGTCTTCATTCTTTTGGTACATCTCACCAGCAGTCTTTACAGCAGTACACCAACCAAGTGGGTCTCTAGCACTAGAGTTCAAATATCTTATTGCTCCCTCGACAGCCCAAGACAGGACAGCAGGTAGAGCACCCTCAGGGTCAAACAAGTAAGCCTTTAGGTCAGGGTCTGGATTTTCTGGAACATTGCTCCAAGGCACAGGGCGAAGTCTTCTCCACATAGCCTCGTCTGTGATGATAGGTCTGTGGTTAGTGGTGACCCACAACTTAGCACTTGATTCAAATGTAAATGGCTTTTCACCCGGAGAACGAGCAGAAATTTCAGATGAACCAGTAAGTTTCTTTACAGAGTTTTCTTTTAGACGCTCGGAGTCTGGCAACTCGTCAACCCAAACCATACGACGACCACGAAGTTCAGCCCAGTGATACAAGTCAGTAGATGATGATTGTCCATCGCCTTGAGCCAAGATACTTGAGTCCAAAGGCCAAGAGTATTGCTGAGTACCTAACGCTTTTACGAGTGCTTCAACAAATGTGTTCTTACCAGAACCCGGCGGACCGTAAACCAAAAACATAACATCTTGAGTATTTAAACCAGTCAAGGTGTAGCCAGCAGCACGCTGAAGCCATTCTTGAAGTTCTTTATCTCCACCAGTAGCAAAGTCAACGAATTGCTCCCAACGAACATTGCGTAGTCCTTGAGTGTAGCCAACAGGTGCTCTCTTAGTGATGTGAAGTTCTGGTCTACCTTTTATCAGTTCACCAGTTTTCAAATCAACTACACCATTTGCTACGCCTAGAAGATGCTTATCTCCATCCCAAGACTCGACTGCTGTAACAACACGAGTGTCGGAGTTAGCACTGTCAATGGCACTGTTTAGACGACCATTAGCCTTGGCTTGTCCAGCCCACTTTACGACATCGTTTTTCTTGTCTTGGTCATCGTACTGAGAAACTTCAGAAGCAATAATCGGTGCTAGTTTTTTAGCCAACTCTTGCATACCTAAATCTTCCGCATCGGCTTTCCAGTACTGACCGTTCCAAATAAACCAACCAATACCCGGAGTGTAGCGAACAGAAGAACCAAAAGCATCTACCAATCTACGACCATTACCAATGTCAGATAGGGAACGCTTGCCTGGAGTTCCACCCTCTGCTTCAGTAATAGCGTCTGGGTCTTTAGGAATGTCAATGTCGCCAGAACCAAAAGCCTGAGCAATAGAAATTCCATTACGAGCAGCCTCGTCTACGGCACCACCAACGGTTCCGTGAAGCGAGGTGCTTTGATAAATCTCTACATCATCTGGGTCAGAAGTACTTTCACGCTCTACTTGACCTTGGTAGCCAGAAGCATTTTGATTTTTATTTTTGGTAGCCCAATCTTGAAGCCCCGGCCAAATCGCTTCTGTAATTGGATTGTTGGAAACAAATTCAATAGCACGGCGAGTGTGCATTAGTAGAGAGTTAGGTCCCTCAAGTTCCATAGGTGGGCGAACCTTTTCGTGATTGAAACGAATCATCAAGGTCTCAATCGCCATACGCTTGTATTCGGTATCCACGCCCATCTTGTTGGCAAGAGCACAAGCCAACTTATAGATATCTACGGCACGAGAACCCTCGTCAATGCCCTCTTCAAGAAACTTAGCAATGTCTACAGATTCGCCACTGTAATCAAGTTCGGAGAAAGAACCCCAATCCCCATCTCCTAGTGAAGTTCCAGTGTTTCTACGACCACCTTTACGCAAAATTGAAAGCAGTTTTTCATTAGCATCTGCGATAGCAATCTGCCAAGGAGCCTTGCCCTCGACCCACTCGTAGTTCACTCCAGAGAAGTGGCGAGACGGTGCCAACAAAACATAGCCGTTGTGCTTGATGTCAATACCCGGCAAGTTTAGAGATTTTAGATTGCCAATTAGTTTTTCACTATCAGCCACTTTGTAGTAGATGTGACGACCACGGGAATTTTTTCCGTTGTAAGAATAAGCACCAGTGTACGCTTCTACGGTTTCAGGTAGGTCATACTCCATAAGTTCTTGGAACTTTTCCCAAGAGTCAATACCACCCGAACGCGGGTCAATATCAATTACAAAGAAGCCAGACTTCTGGCACACAACGCCAACATTGTTTTCAGGGGAGTTGCTCCACCAAGTCTGTACAACTAATTCATCATCGGAAGCACGGGTATTCCAATCTCCAATTGCTGGATGCTTACCTACATCTTTAGGTTCATCGTGCTGGCCATTACAGGTACAGCGACCAGAATCATTAATTCCGTAGCAAGGGAGAATCTTCCAATTTTGCTTGGCATACCAATCAGTAGCCTTTTTTAGCCGTTCTTTGTGGTCTGATGACATCAGATACTCATTGTCCAATCCACAGTTTGCCTGTCTCTCTATCGTTTTTTCGTTGTTCTAGTCTGACCATATTAGCACTTTGTATTTCAAATATCTTAGAAAAGCCGCAAGTCTCAACAAAAATAAGGATTTTCTTTTTTGATACAATAGAAATAATTCTAATTCTTCACTACGAAGACCAAAACGAGAGTTCTATTGTAAACCATGGCTCAGGAACTTATTCTAACCATCGCAGCAGTAATAACCGCCCTAGGTGTAATTGCTGGCTCCCTTTTCGCTATTTACAGGGCCGCTAGGCGAATTGGAGACGCAATAGGCGTTGATAAAAATGGTCGCACAATTGCTGACAGACTGGACAGAGTAGAGCATCAACTTTGGGAAAACGGTGGCTCGTCTTTAGCAGACCGAGTAAACACCATTGAAGCACACTCTATAAAGACAACAACAGAATTGACGCTTATAAAAGAATTCCTAATCCCAAATTTGCCAGTAGAGCCAGCCAAGACACGCCGTTCAAAAAAGGCTGATGTAAAGGTAAATTCCTAGTCGCTATCGAGTATCATAAATAATGACAGACCTGACCAAAGGATTTAGATATGTCTCTATCAGAACGCTTACAATCAGCGTCTAAAGAATCTAATACCAAGTTATGTAAAATTGGCTTGCTTTTGGGTGGAGAAGTGCTGTCTGAAAAAGATAAAAAGATTTTGATTGAAACCTTTGATGTTCCAGAAGGTGTTCCAGGCAGAGTTACCAATGTTGCCCTTTCCAAGATACTTCGTGAAGAGGGTTATGATATTAGTCTAAGTACCGTTGACAGGCATCGTCGCAAAGACTGCGGTTGCTTCAATCTAGTGGCAGGAAAATAATGACCATCTCAGACCGTCTTGAAGATATGGCTAGTCCAGGAAAATCTGGCTCTGACATAAGATACACAAATACTCCAGAAGAATGGCGACCACGCTTAGATGTAGATGAATCTAAGGGTGGTTTTGTTGTTTCTAAGCCAAGACCTGCTGGAGAAGTCCCAGACACTAAAACTATTCTTGAAGAGTTTGGGCTAGACCCTGACGCTTGGGCAGTGGCTTCGCTAAGACGCTCACGCTGGCAGACCTATCACGGTGAGTGGCTAGAGTCAGTTCGTGTAAATCTTTTACCAATTGGCGTTGACCAAGCAGAAAAACTTGACGCTGAGCAACTAATTGATGAAATCAAGAAGTGGAAGCCAGAGCGTGGCATAAAGATGAGCACTGGTGAAGGTGCTTACGCAATATTCCCAAGCGACCAGCAAATTGGTAAAAAGACTGGCTCTGGTGGAACTCAGCAATCAATAGACAGATTACTAAACCTGACATCTCAATCGGTGGCTCGTTTCAAAGGTCTACAAAAAATGGGTCTCAATCTTGGCACTATTGTTCTAGGTTTGCCGGGCGACCATGTTGAAGGTAATACAAGTCAGAACGGAAAACTTCAAGGTTTAGCAGCATCAGACTTAGGTCTTACAGAGCAGGTAAGAGTTGCTCGCAGATTACTTATGGCACAAATAAAAGCATTAGCCCCTTATTGCGAAAGGCTTATAGTCCCAGTAGTAAACGGAAACCACGATGAAGTGACTCGTCAAGTGTCAGCAGACCCAGCAGATGGTTGGAATGTGGAGATTGCTTCAGCAGTTCAAGACGCTTGTGCTGAGAACCCAGCACTGTCTCATGTAGAGTTCCGCTATCCAGCATCTGGACACCAAACTTTGACTGTTGATATCAACGGAACAATGCTTGGATTATTCCACGGACATCAAGCAAACCAAAACAATGTTTTGAAATACCTATCTCAGCAATCAGCGGGTCAGACCGCATTAGGTGGAGCAGACCTGTGGGTATCAGGGCACTTCCACAACTTCCGCACAATGGATATCGGAGACCGTCTGTGGGTACAGTGCCCAACAACAGACCCAGGTTCAGAATGGTTTAGGGACAGAGCAGGGTTAGAATCCAAGCCAGGTCTATTGACTATGGTCTTTGGTGGGGACTATGACCCTAGAGAAAATATCAGCGTAATTCCAGTAAGACTGTAATTACTTCTTAGGCTTTTTCTTATCTTCTTTTTGTGAGTGGTATGCGTTTACCGCATTAGCACTTGTACGGCTACGCCAAGCAAAAGTACAATCTGTACACTCAACCATACGAGCAGTAGTCCAACGACCACCACCAGGCAAATCAACAATATAAGTTTTTAGTTTGGCAGTTCTGGCAAAACAGAACGGGCACTGAGGATAACGCTCTCTACGGCATTCGTCGCCATTAGCGTCTACGGATAGAATTCTACGAATTTCGTTTTCATCTCTACCGCCCCATACACCCCAGATTTGCTTTTCTTCAAGAGCATACTTGATACAGTCTTTTCGCACAGGGCAAGCAAAGCATAAGTTTTTAGCAGCATACTTTTCTTCAGGCTCTTCCGAGAAGAACCACTCAATCATATGCTTATTCTCTTTTTTAGAGCATAAAGAATCGGCTAGCCATTTAGTTTTTTCAATCGACATTTATTTCAACCCAAGTGATAGGAATAACGCTATCTGCATTATCTTCGTGTGTAGTTATTCCATCTTTATCACATAAGGTCATTTCATCGTCTCCATCGACAAATCCAGCGTATCCTTCAAGGACAATCACTGGACCGTCAAGTAAACGAAAAGCCCCGCCAAGAGAGTCGGTAATACCGTCTCTTTGAATGGCAGAGGCTAATGCTCGTCTCACTATTTCGTTGTGGATATCAATATGGTCTTCAGTGTAGAAAACAGTGGCACTAGAGGTGTTTCTTTCGTAGCCACCGCCAAACCACTCACTCCAGAGTGTTTCGCCTTTGCGTGAATCTTTCATATGATTACCTCTATAAAAGAATACACTGTTTTATAGAATAAAGCAGTGCGAGACACGCCGTTCTATTATTTAGGCAACTGGCCAGAAATAATCATATGCTTCTGGTTTAGAGCCTGTATCTTCTGGCCAACCGAACTGCGAATACCACTCGTAGTCTTTGCATAGCAAAGCAAGTCTGTGGGTAGAAGCAATTTTCTCAAACAGTTCAACATCTTCTATCCAAGCAGGTGCCGTGATTTCTTCAGTAATTAGTTTTCTTTCCATAGCAACCTGAACAGTATTCCAAGCCTTGGTAGCAATAGTTGACTTGTAGCCACGAGACTTCCACTCTTCAACCATTGCGTAGATGTACATAAACAGAGCCATCTCGTGCCCACGCCACATCTTTACGGCAGGGTGATTAGCCCAGCCTTTAGGTGTTCGGTGGTTGCCTTCAGGGTCAAGTTCCAACAAGGTCATAAGGATTTGCCAGCCCTCTAAGGCTTGCTTGTTTAAACGCTTGTTGTCTAGAACTTTAGCAATGTCAGTGGCAGTGCTAGTAAGTGGTACGAATGTTTGCATAATTGTCCTTTTGTCATTTGCGTTATAGATACTACTTCTTTTTCTTAGTATTGTCAAACTTTGCTAAGTAAATTCCTGTAATAGCAAAATCCTCGTGAGCCACTATGCCGGGGAAACTTTCCATAACTTCTTCGCTAGTCCAATCTTCTTTTACATGGACTTCATAAGGATTACCGTGGTGAATCCCCTGAGGGAAGTGGATAATAGGAACAGATATAATGGCGTACTTTGCTTGCTTAGAAACTTTTTTCCATAAGGCAATTGCTTCTTCCTTAGTCATATGCTCTAGAACATCCCCAAGGATAACTAAGTCATATTTGAAGTCAGGATAGATGCGGGCATCGCAAACCCAGACTTCATCATAAAACTCACGAAGTTTAAACTGCTCTATATAAGGTGCCCAAATCTCTACGCCAACCAGTTTTTCAGTTGCGGGAGAATACTTACGAACAATCTTTCCGTAAATACCCTCTCCAGGACCAATATCCAAAACACTTTTTGGCTGAAGTTTGTGTACTACTGAAGCAGCCCAAGACTTATTTTCGTGTGCTGAATTACCCATTACTTCACTCTCACATATACAGTTGCTATGTAATTGTCATTGATATCAGCCTGTATGTGAATCTCAACATCACATTTGGAATCTACTTCCAACTTATCAATACCTAGAAATTCGGCTATTTGGTCAACAGCCCGTCTTTCAATATCAACTCTGTTGCTACCAATAGTAGTAAAAGTCATTTTTGTTTTCATTAGGCAGAAATCCTTTTCTCTAGTACTTCAGGTAGATGGTGAGCACCCTTTACTACTGGCTCTAGTTCGTCAGTGATGTCTACAATAATGTCTCCAGAACGAATAGCAATAACAACGCCAACTCTTCCGTTATGGGCTTGTCCAGTTGTGCCTGGATAACCATCAGCCTTTACACGAACCACATCTCTAACTTTGATGTCGCCACGACGAGCCTGTACCCAAATAAAGTTGTCTGGTGGAACTATAGCCTTACCCTGAGCAAGTTCAGAGAACACAGAAAGCACGGTTTTTGCCACCTCTGGGTTCTTGATATTTAATTTTTCCCAAGTTTCTAGCAGTTCAATTACAGCAAGACCAGTTCCTTTGTGGATGTTGATTTTAGCAAACTGAGTTTTCACCCAATCAATATTTACTTTTGGCATTATTTTCTCCTAAATATAGAATTCTGTAGTATCTCTACAGCCTCTTTTTTGCTAGGTATGCTGGCAAGATAAATATCCCGCTGAGCAGTAGCAATCAAATCTCTTTTGTCTTGGCTCATAGACTCTATATTAGTAGCCAAAATGTTCCAAGCATCTCCTAGAGCCTGACTTTCTCTCCAGTCAGTAACAATCGGGGTACAAGCATCCATCGCTTGAACATAGCGATAAGACCAGTATGTGCCGTCTCTCTTATCTGGAGACAAAATGGCACCTATAGAGCGAGAAATCTGTTCAGTAACCTGGGCATCTGTCCAACCTTTATTCCACTTCATAGGGGAATTAGGGAGTTCTATGATAGATAAAACTGATGCTGCCCAAGGAGTGGATAGATTATCTACTGACCACTTGAGTCTTCTGTCATAAGAACCAACAGGCTCTTGGACCAAGTGTGAGTCTAGGTTTACTCCAATTAGGTTCTTCCTAGCATTTTTTATAATTCTAAATTCTGACTTCCAAGGAAGTTTTGGATAGATAGTGGTAGTCCAATCTTCTTCGTAAAGATATTTGACACCAGAAAGAACATTAGAAAGTAAATCTTTATCTCCAATTACATTAGAGAACTCTTTTCTGTAAGAAAAGAATTGCTTAGTCAAACTATCTGGGTTATTTATAACCGACTTTAGGCTAGGTTCAATTTGACTAGGGGTTGGCGTATCAACAAAAAGAGTTAGTTTGTCTGAATTTTTCAATGCGTTTATCACACTCAAGGCACCATAAACTCTGTTAGCACCAAGACTTGTGATTGGCGATATACCTACCAGTACCGCATCAAATTTATCCAAAGATTCGGCAGTCATATGAACGCTTGGACTAGCCCAAGTAACTTCGTGACCAGCACTGACTAATACTTTGTTTAGAACTCCAGCGTAAGTGAGTGTTTTCTGATTAGTACTCGGTGATGCCTGAGGAGCAGACATACCAGTAAGAAAAACTTTTGACATCATTTCCTTATTTGTATATGTAAAAAGGGACACCGCCCACCACTAATTATAGCGGGCGATGTCCCTCTTAATAGGTTCCTAGAAAGGAGCGTCTGCTGGAGCAGATAGTGGAACGCCAGCAGGTGCAGGGGCTGGAGCAGGTGGTGGCGGTGGAACCGCAGCACCAGCAGTTGTAGCAACTGGAGCAGCAACCTGAGAAGCCTGAACATAATACTTAGTTAGTTCATTACGCTTGCTACCTTGCCACTCTCTTGAGCCGACCTGAGCACGGAACAACTTGCCATCAAGAGATGCCTCAATCTGAGCGTTTGATGGGTTGTTGTTGAAGAATTCACGAGGAAGTCCTAGGGCAGCCATCTTTCCGAAGAAGATAGCCAAGGCGTTCTTGTTTTCTGGAGAGATAACTAGGTTATCCCAGATACGACGCTTGTTGTAAGCACCGCCCTGAACCTCCGTGGTCAACTTGAACATAGTCTTACCGCTAGCGGTGACTGTTGCTTTTACCTCAATTACCTTGAGGTCGTAATCGCCGTTGGGCAACGGCTCGTAATTTCCGCTGGAAGATTCTCCAGCATCCTTTACTAAATCAGCCCAGTTAATGCTACTCATAGCATCTCCTTAATTTATAGGGGGTTGAATAAATCGGTTAGTTTCCTAAGCCGACTTCTTTTTCTCGGTCTTTGGACCGAAAATCATATCGAGCATACGCTCAACGCCAAGGTTTTCTTGCTCAACAATAGCACCAAGACGACCTTGAACACGCTCTCCAGCCTCAACTTCATCCGTGCGTTCCACATACATACGGCGTGCCTTGTAAGGCAATTGAGTTGGGTCTGGGTTTGGAATAGTTTCGTTAGAGATGTAGCCAAGGACATCGTAGAAATACGGTGCCTGAACTTTCAACTGACCCTGTAGATAAGGGTGCATACGGTTATCCTGACCACGGCTAGCCATAGCAGTCATAACCACAGCCTCTAACGGCTGAGTAGGGTGTGAAGTAAGGTCACGCAAGTCACGAAGTAGGTGCCCCATGTGGCGAAGTAGTTCGCCCCACTGTTGCATCTTCATCTGCTCTGTACCAGCGATGTTGTCCATACACTTCACTTGAAGTTCTGAAATGGAGTCAATGATAAGCGACTTGAACTGGTGCTTACCTGACTGTAGCCACTGGAACGCTTTTAGGACTACATCGTAGTCACGAACCTGAACAACTACGGTGTCCCAAGTGCCATCAGCCACAGGCGGCTCTTCACGCATTGGGTCCCAATACTTTACATTGATAGGTAGGAAACGGTGTCCACCCTCAACATCTAGCATTAGGCGAGGGTACGGTGCTGTGACAGCAAAAGTTGATTTACCAACCTTTGACTCGCCATAGACCATAAGAGTTAGGGAACGATGTACTTGTGACATTAGTTCTCACTACCTTTCTTTTCGTCTTCTGATTTGTAATAACCATACGGGTCGGCGACCTCGTACATCTCACTAATTGCTGCTTCGGCGGCAGAACCGTCGTCGATAAGCGGGCAAATAGTGTAGAACTGACACTTCCACTTGCAGTCCTTGCCAGGACTCGGGTAAGCGACAAAATTAGGGTCTGCCCCAGCATCAAGATTTTTCTTGACACCCATTAGGTCAGAGATAGTGCCGTGAATTCTTTGCCAGAAAGAACGCATCGTGTACTGATTGTGGCGGACTTCAATCTGCTCGTAGAACGGTGGGCGAGCATTTGCTGTTCGCTTTACTTTCTTTAGCATAGTGAAGATACCACCCTCGGAGCGTTCTTCAGGTTTTTTGTTTTGAGCAGACTCCAAAAGCATATAAGTAAGAATCTGTTCATTCATCTGTGCTTGGTTAGCAAAGTCAGAAAATGAACCACCAACAGTCTTGAAATCACGGAACATACGCACGCCATCGGACTTACGACGAACACGCATATCCAACTTACCTTGAAGAACAACTTCGCCATCAAACAATGGCATTTGAATAATTTCTTCAGTAGAAATCATTTCCAAGTCTGCGTCAATACCCTCGGTCTCCATCCACTCAAGGTAGCCCTCAAGCATAATGCGACCTAGTTCGGCTTCTGCCTCAAGGTCATAAGTATCACGGTACTCAGCAACAAGTTTTGCTATGTCTCGCTGTACAAGTTGTGAGTGAGCCTCTAGTAAATCCTGACCACTTGAGTAATGCATATCCAAAGCCTCGTGAACACGAGAACCTAAGGCAAGAGCACCAGTGAACTGCTTTTGGCGTGGCTGTAGGCGACGGTAATAACCGAGCCACCACTTGCGACGGCAGTCCTTGAAGACCTGAATTTCTGAGTTAGAAAGCGTATAAGGCTTTTTTTCTTCAACAGAAATTTCTATTTCGTTTGTAGTTTTGTCATTCATATTTACAACTTACCTGCTTTGTCATCTTTTAGCAACTCTAATAACTTACTCTTATCGCGAACAATCTGCTCAAAGTTATCTGCCTTAGTTTCAAGAACTTGGATAACACGCTCTTCAATTGTTCCCTCGGTAACATAATCCATAATGATTACTGAATCGTGAATCTCAGAACCAATACGGTGAACACGGTCAAGTGCTTGCTTGTGGTCAACAAGAGACCAAGGTCTCTGTAGCATAACCAAACGGCGTGCTGCGGTTAGGGTAACACCAACACCACCAGCCTTGTCAGTGAACAGAATCCACTTGATTTTTCCAGACTGGAAATCATCAATTGCCTCCTGACGCTCGTCTTCAGATTTAGCACCAGTAATCATTCCGTGTGGAATTTTAGCCTTGTCTAGTTCTTCACTAAGAAGTTCTAGCAACTGACGAGATACGGCACAGACAGCGACGCTATCGTCTCCGAAGTCTCCATTTTTAATATCATCCATAAGAGCATCAACCTTACAAGATGGGGCTGACAAAGTTGCCTTAGGCTCACCAGTCTTTTCATCTGCTGTCAGTTCAGCATAAGAACTAGCAAACTGAAGCAAGCGAGTGGTCTGAGTAAGCACGCTAGGAGCAACTAAAGTTTCAGCACTTCCAGACGGGTCTTCAAGCAACGCAATCATATTGTCACGCATTTGCTCATAAGCCTTTTTCTGCTTAGTAGACATCTCTACATCACGACGCTCAAACATCATTTCTGGTAGCCAAGGAAGTACACGAGCCTTGAGCATACGACGCATAAGTGGGTCAACGGTCTTGTGGAACTCTTCTTCCATATGTGGCTTTAGACCAAGAACCATCATTCCACCAAACGCATTGAGCATAGTGTTTACCATACGGTCAATCCACTTAGTCTTGGTAGGAAATTCCTTAGGGCTAATCCAGTGAAGAATTGCCCACATATCAAGAACATTGTTTGCCATTGGAGTACCAGTTAGAGCAAATCTAATCTGAGCATCGCCAGTAGCAGCAAATAGAGCACGACTCTGCTTTGACTTAGGGTCCTTTGAGCGGTGCATTTCATCGGCAACAACAGCCTTGAAGTCAATACGGTTTAGTTCACGCTCGTGAACTTCACATCTATTTTCAGTTACACGGTCATCGTGTCCTTTACAAGCCTTACAGCGAGCAAGAGCAATTGAACCGTACGGTGCTAGGCGTGAGTGTGAGCGTAGAGACTCCCAGTTGATGATATAAATATCTGCTGGTTCTTCAAATTGCTTACGACGCTGAGTAGCGGTACCAAAAATAATTTGTACCTTTACTTCTGGCCACCACTTAGCAAACTCTCGTTTCCAGTTCTTCTTCAAAGTGTTAGGGCAAACAATCATTGCTGGAAATACATCATCGCCATTTTCTTGAATTTGTTTTAGACCACGAATAGCCTGAGCAGTCTTACCAAGACCCGGCTCGTCAGCAAGCAAGGCACGCTTAGCGACAGATAGGTACTTTACGCCAGCACGCTGGTGTGGGAATAAATCTTCGTTTCCAGTTTCGCCATCAGGCAAGGACTCTAAATCACGCAGAGCCATAGCAGGGTCAATGCGTGTAGCACGCTCATTTGAGGCCCAAGCCTTTAGAGCATCTCCAAGAACAAGTTCTTCTTTGAATGTTGAGCGTAGTGCCAAACAAGCAGACCAAGATACTGGTACTTTCCATTTACTTATAGAACCATCAAAAGTCGCTCCAGGCAGACTTTTACACAGTTCTTTGAAACGCCAATCAGCATCAATAATGATGTCTGAGCCAGTAGTGTCTAATTCCACACTAATAGTCATAGGGTTTTCCTTTCGTCATTACTCACATACTAGCACAGAAAGCAGAAAGTTATTTGTAGTTTCTTGCTAGTATCTCTAATTATTCCAACAATTTGCTGGGAATCCAACCAATTTTGACTAATCGTAGCACGGCGTGTCTAATTGCGTCAAGTGCGTGCCCCTCCCCACCTTTGTGCCAAAACCCAAGTGTTTTGAGTTTTTCATTGCTAAACATTGCTTTAGCATCAGCAGGTGATTGAAGTATTATATCTTCTGGATTCTTTCCGTGGTCTAGCAAAATCTGTTTTAGAATACCGATTTGCTCTAAGGAATAAGGTGCTTGAGAGTTTCTTACGGTTTGTGCGTTGATGGTAAATCTTTCGCACACAATTTCAATAGGCATAGAAAACTCAATTGAAGAGCGTAAAGCATTTCTAATTGGCTCGGCATATTGATTTTGTTGGTATTCACCAGACCAAATAAGTTTTGGCTCTCTACCATTCTCATATTCAAATAAACAAATACCACTGGCTTTGCCAGGGTCTACTGAAAGAATTAAACGCTTAGGCATCGTACTTACTACCCCAATTCTCAAAAGGACCATCTACACCAGCAGTCAAAGGCACTGCCCAACCCTCTGTTGTAGTCATACATTGTCTGACAGTTTGCATAATGTCTTCATAATCATTTCTAGGAACATTCAAAACAATTTCATCGTGAACAGGCACAATCAAAAATTCAGTCAAATCTGCTTGGTCAAGTTTTACCAAGTTTTGCTTGAAGATTTCAGCAGCACTTGCTTGAATCAAATAGTTAGTTAGCGAATACACTCGGTCATCGTCGCAAGGCAATCTACGACCAGTTTTAGTTTTTACATAACCAACACCCTCAGAGCGTAGGCGACGCATACCAGAATCTTCAATAGCCTGAGCCATATGACGAACACCCGGATAACTGGTATCAAAAGCGTCTACAACAGGTTTCATCTGAGCGTCTGATACTCCAGCAGTCAGTGCCATAGTAGTTACGCCAGCACCGTACAACTTTCCATAAACTACACCCTTGATAAGTTTGCGTCGGTTATCTGATTTCTGTGCTGTCGGGTCTTGATAAACCTGACGCATAATCTCAGTGAACACATCTCCACCAGTGCGGTCTGCTTCATTGAATAGGTTGATTAGGTCTTGGTCTTGACTAAAGTTAGCAGTTAGACGGAACTCGACTTGGTCAAGGTCAGAAGAAATAATTAGGTGGTCTTCGTCTTTAGGAATAAACGCACGGCGAACAGTGGCATCACCAGATGGCAAAGTCTGTAGAGCAGGTTCAGTAATAGACATACGACCAGTTCTTGCCGCAAGGGTACGAATAGACGGGTGAACAATTCCATTGATATTACCCTCAAGGAAGTTCTTGAAGTAAGTGTTAGCCAACTTGTCAGCCTTGCGTTGTTTCAAAACAATATCAGCCAGTTGCTGAACTTCAGGAGAGCCATCACGGACCAACATTTTTAGTTGGTCTTTAGACGCTGACTTTTGACCGCTAGGAGT